TGCAACCGGCGGCCCGTCATATCCGCACCCGACGCCGCGATACAGCCACTGGCAGACGTCGGCAAGGATGGTTCGCGCCGGGATGATAGCGTTGTCGCAGTCAATCGGTGTCGCCAGCGTGTAAGTGACCTGCTCGAATGTCTCTTCGGTCATCTCTTCCACAACGTAGCGGGAAACCGCTTCCTGCGTCGGATCTGCGTCAGGGTTGCCATTGGGGAAGTTCACCGCGTCCAGGTATTTCACCGGAACCTGACGGCGGGTGATCACCACCCCAAGCATGTCGTCGAAGTCATGGTTTATGCCCGTCAGTAAACCCGTGACGTTCGCCACCACCATTGTTGGCCGGGCATATGTGCCTTCGTTCTTTGACTCGAACCCTTCGACTGCTATCGGGTATGCCTGATACTGATTCCCCTTCCAGATCACATTTCCGTAATATCCATTGGTGCCGGAATGGAACCGGATAAGGTCTCCGCCAAAGGGTTGCAGGTCGGCTTCGAACAGGTCGATAAACGCGCCAACTCCTGCGTCCACGCTGTCGATAATTAAATTTGCTGGTATGTCGCGCACGGCAAACTCCCATAAAAAAAGCCACCCGAAGGTGGCTACTGATCATTTGTCAGGATGTTACTGATTTAAATGCCTGGCTATGGTTAAGATTCAGCCCGCCAGCGGTTTTACGCTGGCGCATTCAAAGAAAGAGGGATGGCTGATTACCTCTGGATAAGGAATGTTATGGAAAAGAAATTCATCGATCTGAGCTTCACGATGTCAGAGAAAATACCAAGAGAAATCGCATTGGAAATCGTTGCTATCAAGCAGGTTCTTGCAGCCATTTTGGCAAAAATGCCTGATAAACGAGATAGCATCATTGATGACCTATCAGGTGTTGATAGCGATATTATGCGTGATATCGTAGCGAACTTTAAAAAGATTAAATAATTGAAATATTGAAGCCGGATTCATATTTCGCGGTTCGATTCTGGGCCGCATTTACCGCACCCACATTAATCTTGGCATCGTCAATGAATACCTGGCCGCCAGCTACGCTGAATGGTTCATCAGCCCTTAACGCAGTATACAAGCACCCACCTGGACGCATCGCGCTCTGAATAGCTGAACTAACGGCTTTTTTCATTTCGTTCTGCTGATTTGCCAGTGCAACTTCCAGCGCTTTCACTCGTTGTTCTAAAGTCATAATCTTTCCCCTTATCGTGGTACTTGTTCAAAAGTGGCCGTCAGTTCAAACAGCGGCCCGGTCTTTGTCATATTCCAGGAGCGGCAGACAAACAGCTTCCTCACTCCCGTATCGGATGGCGTCCAGTAGAACGCCTCTACTGCCATTCGCGCTTTGAGAAAAGCCTCAGCATCCTTAGCTGGGTTGCTGCGGCACGCGCCGCTGACGCCGCGAAAGGTGAGCGAGTATTTATCCATCAGTGGATTGATACCCTTCACCTGTCGCTGTTCGTAACCGTCACCGAGCTTAACAACGGCTACGTTTGGGGTGCGTTCAACCTGGTAAGCTCGCTGTGGTGTCCATGTGAATGTTTCTGGCATGGATTACTCCCAATAAAAAACCCGCCGGAGCGGGTTGTGCAAATTTCACGGGCTGTTTAGAAGCCAGAAACTAACTTTTTCAGTTGAAGCTTGGCGTCCTCAGTGGCCTGAGATTCAATATCTGCAACGGAGGCATCTTTATTAAGCGGGAGCTTCACAAAGACACGAATACCTTCATGCGGCATGTCATAATCTTTGAATTCTACAGTCGCAAGAATACCTTGGCCGTTAACGTTATCGAAAGCAGTGATGCTGCCAACTTCTGTTTCAATCGCCATTTACTGGCTCCTTTAAATTATAAAAGAAATCAACGCTTGTTTCGGGGCTGTATCATACCATTTGGTCGGTTGGCTTGGTCATTGATCTGGAACAGGGCTACCTGCTTCATCGATTTAAAAATCCACGACTTGGTCGCATCGTCTATGCCGCCAGTGGTGTTGATGGTGAAACTGACATTCTGGACAACGCTTGTCCCGCTCCCGCCCCCCTGCATATCTTTGTTGCTGATCACCCGGCCGTTATCACCAGGTATCATGTACTGGCTGCCATTGCTGGCCTGGAATATCTCTGGCTTACCCTTCTCACCTACCCGATACAGAGATCCGGCATCGACCGGACCACCGTTATAACGCGCACCAGCAACGGCCATTCCTTTGGCTGCCAGGAGAGAGCCAGCATAGGCCGTCTGACCAACAGCAGCAGCACTCCCCATTGTTGCTATAGAAGCACTCATAGCAGCAGGCGCCCATGCAGATGCAGCGGCGGTAGCCTGAGCCATTGTAGATGCCAGTGATGCGGCAGCAGCGGCCTGCCCCATTAACTGGCTCTTGACCCACTCAATCCCCATTTGCACCAGGCTACCGACAACGCTGTTGAGGATTGTCGTGCCGATGTTGGCGAAGGATTCTTGCAGGCTCTGAGTGCCGTTTATCAGGCCAGTAATGGCGCTGGTTGCCCCGCCCTGTAAGGAGTCCACGGCGGCGCCAATCATGCTGTTAATCTGGCTTTGCTGCTGCCACTCTTCCCACATGGCCGCCATGCGCCGCTGGTGATACTGTTCCTCAATGCTGGCCCGTAACGCTTCGGCTTCCGCGATCTTTTGCGGATAAAGGGTTACGTACTCATTGAGCTGCGCCATTTGCGTCAGATATGAGTTATCGACCGCTGCAACTGGTGATACCTGCCCCTGCAGGCTGGTAAAGTTCTGACTGGCCTGAGCGCGCTTTTTCTCTTCCTCCGCAGCGGCCTTTATCGCCTGCTGACTTCTCCAGATTGCGTCGGCCTGCTGCTCAGCCTTAGCTATTTGCGCGTCAGTCGCTTTATTTCCAAGCGCCATAACCGCATCGTACTTCGCCAGTTCAAGCGAGCCATCGGCATAACCGGTGTTGAGTCGATCCAATGCAGACTGCTGACGAGATAAAAATTGCGTTGCGTCGTCAGCGGACTTCTTCGCTTCCTTGTTTGCGGCTTTTCGCGCACTGGTTAACCGCTCTGTTTCAGCGTATTGATCCTCAAGGGCCCTTCTTTTTTTCTCATCAGTAAGGTTGGCATCATCAGCATCGTATTGTGCCTGCAGTCTTGCTCTTGCTTCACCTTCCAGTTTTGAAAGAGCAAGGCGGCGTTCGGCGTTCTGGATAAGCTTTTTCGCTTCTGGGGAATCTTCAGGTTCCGCAGGTTGTATATTTCCAGCGTTCGCTGCTTTTTTATTAAGGCTATCCAGTACCTGAATAGTCGAGGCCATTGCTGTTATTGCGGCGGAACTTGCATTGGGAATTTTATTCTTGAGGTTATTTTCAAGAATATTGAAGGCTTCTTCGGATTCTCTTGCTTTTTGATTGAGTTGCCCCTGAATAAGAGATTGTTGCTCAGTTGTACGATTTAATTTATCAGTCGCATTACTGACATCTCTTTTTCGCTGATTTAAAGTCAAAAGCCATTCGTTAGCTTTTTTTACATAGCCATTATTCTGATCCTGAGCGACGCCCATTTGCTTCGCAAGGGTGATGTATTTGTCATACTCTGACTGTGCTTCCTTTACAGAGCTATTGAGGTCATCAATGTGATCTTTTTGAGCCTCTATAGATTTAGCTATATCTGCCATTGTGCCGACAAGCTGCGCCTGATTCATCTCCTTCATCTTGGCAATAACGCCATCCAGAGAATCAGCAAAACTAAGAGCTTCTTCTTTCGCCTGTTTAGCGCTTTGCCACCAATACAGTAAGGCTCCCGCCACGATCATAACAATGCCAGCAGGCCCGCCAAGCAGAGAAAGCGCGCCGCGCATTAATCCCATACTAACGGATGCAGCGCTAGCAGCGGCAGTAGCGCGAACGGTAGCTGCTGCCTGTGCTGTTTCTGCTTCAGTTAACACGATGGAGGCTGCGGTTGCTCTTGTCTTTGCGGCGATAAGGTTATCGAGCGCTAACATTTCTGCCGCGCTACCCCTTGCAACGTTATATTCAGCTTGAGCAAGGTTAAGCGCAGAAATCGCAGCTTCCTTATCTGCTAACGATCTACGTTGTGTGGCATTGGCTGAAAAGAGCGCTGCCTGAGCCGCCTGATTTTCAGCGGTTATCATTTGGCGGTTTGCGGCCATGGCTTGAACTTTACTGGCTATCCCGGCTTTCAAAGCGCCTGCATAACGCCCAGCCAGAACAAGAGAGAATGCTTTCGCAGCAATAGTGGCCGCATCAATGAATCCAGCCATGCTTTCAGAGTCTCGGCCAAACTCCAGAGTAGTGTCAGCGGCAGCAATAAGACCGTTAGTGAAGGTTTGTAACGCACCTGTCTGGTCCTCGATCGCGACCAAAACTTCGGTAAAGGCCGTTTTCATCCTCACGCCAGCATCGGTAAGATTGTTAGACATTCCAGCCGCCGCTGCGGTGTTGTCGTCAAGAGATTGCCGCAACCCTTCACTAAGGTCTGTAGCTGTCAGTTTGCCTGCTGCACCCAGCGCACGTATTTCCCCTGCCGTTTTCCCGCTGGCGCTCGCAATGTCGTTTATTACGGTTGGAATGGCGGTAGTGATGGACTCCCACTGATCGGCGGAAACTTTCCCGGTGTTTATCGCTTTGGTGAATGCACTGATAGCTGACTCGGCCCGGTCCGCACTGGCGGCGTTCTTAACGAAAGCATAAGACATTGAGTCCTGGACATCGATAGCCTGTTCAGTGGAATAACCCATGCTGCGCAGACCGTCGGCGCTTCGAATATAAAGCTCCTGGGCCTCTGCTAAAGATCGATAAGTCCCGTTAGCTGTATTAAGTAAGCGCCTCTGAACGCTTTCAAATTCAGCCTGACTTGATGTCGCCATCTGAACGCGCTCGGCCATCTCCTGATAGCTCTGCACCATTTTTGCCATCTCACGCAACGCCCCAGCGGCGAAGATTAACTTGATCGTTGCTGCGAGCTTCGACAGTGTCGTATTCAAGTTGTCCGCTGATTCATCGGTATCATCAAAATTACTCTGGAGATCGTTTGTCATATCGACAACATTACGACCAGCAGAAAGCAACTGGGCTGTGTCCGCACGAATTATGTAAACAATCTCACCTACATTTTCGGACATATGTATTTTCTCCAGGCAATAAAAAAACCCCGACGAGGCGGGGTTTAATTCGATGTTATATCACGCTTGAGCTTCAGAAATAACCGATCTGTTGACATACCTGTTGAGTAGCCAATTGTTCGCTCTCATCGCTACCGAAAGATATGACGGCAGCATTGAGGTCCTTTCCTTTACCAACGATCATTATTAGGAAAGGTGTATTGCCAACATACCCGCCATATGAATTTTTTGAATTCACATATCCACAATATTCACCATTTCCATTGGATATAAATTGGGAATGTTTGAATTTAGCACTATAAGGATCTTTTAATTTATCGGTAATAGCTTTTTCTACAGCCGTTTTTTCCGCTGTAGTCAAATTTCGCCATTTTGGATTGTCGATCGGTTTTATCCTTTCGCTTTCCTTTTGCATTACTTGGCATTTATCCCACTGCTCCGTTACTTTGCCTATCCTGTCAGAAACAGCGAAGTTAGAGCCATCAGTTGCCGCGACATATACTTTTGAGCCATCATCAACTATTTTCAGCGCCCCTCTATTTTGAGTAAGAGGTGGACTAAAAACAAATGTTCCATCTGGGCGATGCAATTTTATTGAATCATCTAAAACTTCCACTTTTGCAGGAACGGGTATGCTCATGTTACCCATGACGCCATTTGTAAGACCAGCTTTTGCGTAACTACATTGGTAGGTGTCAGCGCCATTAGCCGTGGCGGTTATTAACCACAATACGCATCCCCAAAAAAATACTTTCATTCCATTTCCCCAGCAATAACGAAATTCACATCCTATCAGGGGAGCGCGGCAGCGCAACGGGCAGGTCTGATTTTTTGATCTCAGTAACAGCGGTCAGTGCAGCCCGTTCCGCTGTGCATCGAGTGCGAACATCTTCTCTGCCCAGTCCATAGCCTCATCGTAATGCTGCTCTGTCGGGATTTTCGTGGCTTCATTCGGTGGGTATTTTGCATTCATCGCGGCGCGAAAGCTGGTCATGGTCATGTTCCAGGCATCGGACTCGCTCATGCCCAGGTGTGCCACCGCCAGATAAACGAAAGACCGGGCATCGAATTTCCCCGAGTACTCGCCCTCACCTTTGCTGGCGGCTTCCTGCGGCTGGTCACCCACCACCCCATGGCGAATAAGATGGCGAGCCAGCTGGATGATGTGTGATACCGGCAGCAGGCCGGGGCGATACGATAGCTTGCCTTTCGGTGTTACTGAACAGACGCCAATAACCTGGCGGAGATCATCATCGCAGGCCGCCTGCACCACCTTCGCCGCAGTAACAACCATGTCGGCGAAACAGCGCGCCTGGATGCTGCGCATCACTTCAACATCGCTGATACGGTGCTCAGGGTAATGTCCGCCGTGTACCGTCACGAACGCTGTGACAATCTCTTCAGGTGCTCCAATGCGCGACATCGCAAGAAACGAAGGGTTGAGGAATATTCTGCGGCCACCGGCGCGGATCTCCGCCTGGCCGATATCGGTAATTGCCTGCATAAAACCTCAAAGGGGCTTTCGCCCCTGTCAGTTAAGACGCGTTGACCACAACCGTTGCCGGACTCGTGGTGACGGTACCGGCGGTGGGCGATGAAACCTGGCAGGTGTAAGAGCCGGCATCCCCCGCCACCGCGCTGGCTTTGGTGTAGGTAGCTGACATGGCGCCGCTGATATCCGTGCCGTTCTTCTTCCACTGATACGTCAGCGCTGAACCATCTGTCACGGTCGCCGCTGTGGTAAGCGTCAGCGTACTGCCGGTGGTAATGGTGCGGTTCTGCGGCTGGGAAGTGATGTTAATGACCGCGCCGACGTCGCGGACATCCACCAGCCCGGCGCTGGAGGCTTCAATCGACCACGTGGCTACGTCATCATGCGGTGATTCATCCTGCCAGCTTGTTACCAGGAACGGGCCTTCAGTGATATCGAACGGCGAGATGATTTTCAGCCACACGTAAGGCTGGTTGCTGGTTTCTCCGGGCGGGTTGTAAACATGACGCTTCATTTCCTTCTGGCCGTAGATGGCTTCCTTGCGACTTACGCCGTCACCGGAGAAGGATACGTTTTTATACGTGACCAGATTTTCCTGGGTATACGCCGCGCTCTGGTCAGCGGTGGCGTCTGCGGTTTCCCACTCAACGCCGGTTGTTTTGCCACGCATCATGCCGAGGCGCTTGTACTTGCTCAGCGTGGGCTGAACCTCCGGGCAACCAATCGCAAAATAAACGACGACGTCGCGCCCCGTGAATGCACCTGATTCGCATCCGGCCATAATTAATTATCTCCGTGTTATCTGGAAATGATGGTTTGAAAGGAAATATCGAAGAGGTAACGCCCTTCTTCGGTCTGGATGGCGGTGATGCCGCCTATTGGCTGCATCGAAATGATGCATTCGGTTTTGTAGTCGTCGATCACCGCCTGGCGGATGGCGTCGGCGCGGTCTTCAACCTCGTTAATATTGCTGTCGTTCTGGCCTGACAGGAGGAGGATGCGGAAATAATCGCGGGTTATCGCTTCTTCTGGCTTGCCGCCACCGTTCTGCTGGATGACAAGGTATCTTTCCCCTTCGGTACCCTCCAGTTCATTCCAGAATCGCTTCTGGACGCGATAACCGGCATCAAAGCCATGCGACTGCAACCACGCCCTCAGTGAGTCGTACACCTCGTTACGCGTCATACTTTGTACCCTTGCTTGATGATGGCCTTAATCTCGTTGAGGCCGTCGCGCTCGAAGCCTTTGCGGAGGAAGTCCGGCTCACCATCCGGATCCCAGTAATTGCCACTGCCATCAGGGCGTTGCTTACCTTTCAGTTTTCCCGGTGCGGCATTAACTGCGGCTGCGTAGTTTGCCGCATAACCCACCCGACCAATCATGCCTGATGGCATTGGCTCGAGTTTCTTATATTGGCTGTTGATGAGAAGTGATGTTTTAGCAACCGGAGTAATCAGCGCCGCATGGTTGGCCCCGGCATTCATGACATCATAGAGAACCTTCTCCGTTCGGATACCAGCTATATCACTCAGCACCTTGCGGGTGTTCATCTGAACACGCTTGATACCTTTTACGGGCATGATCGCCTCACGTCAGAACTTTGTAGTCCGGCTCCTCGCCGAATGGTGACATATCCCATTCCGTCACCGCCTTGATGACGTTCGCGCCAGCTTTCAGCGGATCTGACTGCGCCGTTGTGTCACCTCTGGCGATATACCAGTCGCGCTTCGGAATGGTCGCATCGACGCCGTTACGCTTAAGCTCCGTGAAGAAAATCAGATTCGTGGTGAACTCTTTCCCACTGGCATCTACCGCAACTTCATTGTTTGCCGTCCAGGTGCAGTCAATCAGGTAGGGAGTTCCGGTTGTCCAGTTGCTGTTCCAGTCGTCGTAGACGCGCGGGTAGATGGTCGCAACGTTGGTGTAACTCCAGCGTGCTGTTTCAGACATTGCCATCCTCCCACCGGATCACCTCCGGATTCTCCGCCGCAACCTTCCGGCACAGCAGATACCAGTCACCGTTGCTTTTGACGTATCCGGTAACGCGCTTACCACTGTCGGTCATCACCCAGACTTTGACAAAAGGCTCCGGCAGCCGCTTCTTAACCGATATCCAGGCCATTACCGCCCCCCGCCACACATGCATCCCCCCCTGGCAATCCATATGCCAGCAAAAGCTGTATTGGTCGGGTCTGGAGGGGTGAGGTCATTAGCGCAGCCGTGTTTATCGGTGACGCGCAACAGTGCCAGCGCCCCTTTCCAGCGATCCGGAAACGACTGAAAACGGAATGAACGAGATGCACCATTAGGGCCAGTCTGCGAGCTGATATACTTGTCGCCTTGCGCCAGCCCCATAAGCGCCAGCAGATAGAGCTGAATCAGCAGCGCGGTCGATGCCGGATAATGCGCATCGAGACACTCCTGGATGCTGTTGGCTTGGTCGACGAGAGCCTGAAGAACAAAATCGGGAATGGTAATTCCCTGGCTCTCCAGATACTCCTTTGCCTGTTCGAGAGTTACCATTATCGACTCCGTGAAATACCCCGCCGGAGCGGGGCATAAAAAAACCGCCTTAGCGGCGGCTGTTATTCAGCAGGGAAAAGCTTTTCGAGTTCGCCATCTGGCAACAGCTCACTGAGCTTTTCAGCGCCCAGATTGCCTTTGTACTCAATACCCAGTTCGGTCAGCCGAGCCTGGATAATCTCTTTTCGGGATTTCACATCCGTGCCAGCCTCTGGCGTCGCCGGGGTTAAAGCCGCATCGGAGAGCTTAATCACATGAGGTTTCAGCGACGGATGCAGTTTCTCAATTTCAACCACATCACCGACGCTCACGCCATGCCATGCTTTGATTACCTGGTATTTAGCCATGTCGTTCTCCTTATGCCAGGTTGGCGGCGTAGACCACGCCGGACAGGCCTTCGCCGTCTTTCTTAATTTGTAGACCCTCAGCGCTCATAATCTGGAAATTATAATTCGACTGAGGCATCGGGCGTGGCAGAGGGACAACGCCGACGGCCATACCGACCAGCGGGGAGATCACGTCCTGACGACGCTCATAGGCGAGGAACTCATTGCCAGACAGCGCGTAGGACATCTGGATGGACTTCGCAGGAATGAACTTGCTGATCGCATCCAGAACGGTTCCGCTCAACAGGGCATTGGTGCCGGTGTTGATGTCTACCAGATACGGCTTCGCCATGTTTGCCCACACTTCCGGGCTGACCCACAACTTGTCGTAAGCGGTAACTTTGTTGCGGCGAGCCGTCAGGCCGAACGGTCCGGTTGGGCCGAAGAAGGCCAGCAACTGAGCCGGGGTTGCGGTGGTGAGATCGATATTGGCGCCGCCCGCTCCGCTGCCCAGGTTGATCTTCTGCGTATTGCGGTGGTTTTTCATGCCCTGAGCTGGCAGGCCATCAACAACAATGCTGGAGTCGCCGTTCAGATAGAAGTTGACGCGCTTCTTGTGGAATTTGCGCATCTTCGCGGACTGAGACTCCAGCACCAGATCGATACCAACAGTGTTCAGCCCAGCAGCATGACGCCAGTTGACGCCGTAACCGGCAGTGAATACCGGGATCGGGTCGCCATCAGAACCGAAGTTCGTGTGGTCGAAGGAATACGACGCCTGGCCATCGATGCTGATAGAAACGTCATCAGCGATATCGCCAGACACGTTATACAGCTTCGCGGTTTTCCCGATAGGCAGCACAGTCTGCACGCCCATCAGGTCATTGACGATTTCCATGCCAATTTCCTGATCGCGCATCTGGATAATCTGGCGGTCAATCTCGGCCCAGAACTCACGGGCGAAGCCACCTACAGCGTTAGCTGCCAGCATTTCCGGGGTCATGCTCTGGCGATATGAGTTAACCATCATGTCGTGATGATGGTTGAAGATGTTGCGGTTGGCCCACAGCTCATTCCAGTGCCCGCGCAGTCGGCTGTTAGCAGCCAGTGTTTCGGGGGTAAAATACATTCTTGCTCTCCTTTACTCGCCGCCGCCGGTTGCCGGTGCAGCTACAGTGCCAACGCGCATGCGCACGCGGATGAAATCGGTAGTGCTGGCCGCAATGGTTGCATCATCCTGGCTGTAGCCAATTACCGAATCGGTATCCGCCGTTGCCTTCGTGAACTTACCATCTGCGCCCAGCTTGATCGGGTCGTCTTTGGCGTAGGTTCCGGCGACGCAGAGCAGCGCCAGCTCGCGGCCTTCTTCGACGTAGTTGCCAACAGCGGAATCACCAGCGGGAACAGCCTCTGTGATATTCAAGCCCTGATGGTAGGCCACGTCGATGATGTAGATGCGACCGGTCAGCGCAGTTGCCTGCGCAAACTGATTGTCGCCATTGATGACAGCAGCCGTACCAGGCAGCAGTGCTGCGGCGGCGGCGCGGGTTTCGGTCTTGTACAGAGACTGACCGTCGATATTAACGCGGCGATAACGTGCCATTAGTCTGGCTCCTTATTTCTTGAAGTATTCGTCAGGGTTCGGCGCACCGGTTTCTTTCTGCTGTTGCGCAGAGTTAGTGCCCAGCGGAGCAGCTTCGCCCAGCGACTTGAACATTGCGTCCAGAGCTTCGCCAGACAGGGCGTTAGCCACAATATCGCCGTGAACTTTTGCCACCGCTTCACGTTTCGTTTTCTCTTCCGCGCGTGAGTTTGCAGTCAGGGTTTCGGTCAGCTTGTCCTGGTTGGCCTGTAGCGCATCAACCTTCTCCGCCAGAGGCTTAATAGCCTTTTCGGTATTGGTGGCGACGGCCTCGCTAACCATGCTGCCGATTTGTTCCAGTTCTTCTTTGGTTAAAGGCATGTCGCCCTCCGTTTTGTGGTTTGGTGCAGGCTGTTCCTGCGGTGTGAAAAAAGATTTGAGTTTGTTGACGACAGCAACCCATGAACTCTGGCGCTGAACCTCTGTCCAGGTATCATCAAAGACAATCTTTCCGCCTTCAGACTTGTATCCGTAAACCTTCGGCTCGCCATTGTTGAGGATGATTACCGCTTGCGAGTCAGTGAAGTCAGCCACCCAGGCGTATTCTTTCTCGCCAGGAGCGAATTTATCTTTCGCTGCCTTCTCCAGCCTCCGCTCACGCTCGCGATAGGTTTCCCCCACCAGAGCGCCGGAATTAGCTTTCAGTGGAGTGGCAAGATCAGCATTTACCATCATCCCTACCCCCTGTTCTGGCGTAGCTGCGCCAACCTCATCCAGAAGGATGGCGTCATGGTCCATCGCGTGAATTTTCGCAACCCATGAAGCCCCCTGATCTTTCTGCTCATCGTTCGCTTCAAGCTCCTCCAGGAATACGGCAACGCTGGTATGGATTGGCGGAACATCCTCGCCTTTCTCCAGCGCTTCAAGACGCTCAAGGAGGCGCTTTCCGTCATCCGTGCGCTTTGCCACTTCTGTATCGATCCACTTCTCGACGTAGACGCGGTTGCCGGACTTCTTGACGTTTTTGTTCCATGCCCCTACATAACCCACATTCAGCCCCTCAGGACTAAAAGCAGAAACAAACTGACCGTTGAACTGTGGATGTCCAAGCGGTGCCAGTGTCCCCTCCAGGCCACTGTAGTGCTGGTCAATCTCACTGGCCGGATACAGACCGCCGTTCATGACCACGTTCGCCGGAAGGGTGTAGGAAGGAACAACCCAGTGCTCGCGTCCGTTGTGCTGTTCGCGCCGGATGGCCTTACTGTTCACCTTCGAGGTGACATTAACTTGCATTGGCATGAGTTAACCCTTAGCCCATTGGTAGCCACGGGCTTTCATTGTGTTAAATGTTTTCTGAGCTTTATCGATGATGGTGTCACTTAACGGCTTGCCGCTTTCATCGACCATAACCGCGATCGTGGAGCATTTGCAGTTCACGCCGTTTGCATCCTTAGCCCACCACTCCCGCTGCTCTTCTGCGGTATACAGATGGGCGTGACGCGCGGCATGGGTGCTTCGGGTCGTCGGGCTGAGCGCTGATATGTGCATCTGCTTTGTACGGATGCCATATCGTTCTCTGGCTTCGTCGTCTTCGTCCAGGCGCGCACGGCGCAGCGCGGTGGTAATCTCCGTCCTGGCAATACGATTAGCCCGGCGAGACTCAATCCCCGTCTGCTCAGTAAGGCGCTTAGCTATCTCCAGTGGATTTTGTCCGCGACCAAGTCCATCGGTCAGTATCCGCGCCATATCTGCTTTCACACTGGCGCTGAGGTTCTTCATTTCCTCGAAGGCGCGAGCGCGAACCAGAATCAGCCTACGTCGGTACGGTTCGCTGAGAAGGATTGTCGATACGCTTTCCTGTCCGGCAGCGTACACGGCTGATTGCTGCGCCAGATTGGCAAACTCCTGCGCCGTGCCGCGCTGATACGCCGGGTTGACGTAATCAGCCCAGAACCAGAATCCTGTCTCGTTATCTGCACCCAAAATCTCATCAACCAGCAATGAGGCATTGCTGAGGAGCATTGATAGCTGGGTGGAATCGAGGTCGAAGGTGTAACGCTGGTTTACTGATGGCGATGCAGGAATGCGGTCGAGGATGTCCTTGTAGGCTTTGCCAATTCGCTTCATTCGCCTGGCGAACTCGCCCATTGCTCCGCGTTCAAGGCGGTCAGCGCCTGTCGGGTCTTTAAGGTTCCCCGGAAGTATCGGTGACTTCGCTTTCTTCTTCGTCATCATCTACCTCTGGAAGTGGTTCTGGCGAACCCTCATACCCGGCGGCCACGCGAATTTCTTCACCAGTAAACACCTGCTCACCCGTGCCGATGGAAGCGCTGTTGATTTGCGACATCTTCTGAGCGGCATCCAGTTTTTCACTGTCGCTTTGCGCATTGAGGTCGTCCCAGATAACGGTCTTCTGACTGACCGGATCGAGGATGCTTAATTCGATCAGCTTGTCGCAGAAGTCCTCAATCTCGAATGACAGGTCGCCACGGCGAGACTGGCAGCGAGTATTGAAGTATTTCTGGTCTTCGGTGCTGCTGCGCTCGGCCTGCTGATTACCAACCAGAATGCGCGTCGGAATATCAACCCCTGCGGCGGCGGTCTGCAGGTTTACATCGTACGTTGGTGACGGGTCAGAAACCGGAGAAACCAAGGAGGTTACGCTGGCACCCTGGAGAGAAAGCAACACATCATTGCCGCGATTCATCTCGCGTGCAGCGTCGTTGAATCTGTCCTGCAACTCGTCAACACTGACGCTGTACATTGATGCCAGATTGGCAAAGTCGATTTCTTTATCGAAACTAAGTGCTAACTGTCGCGCTGCGTTCTTCAAGAATGACTCACCAGACCCGCCTTCTACCTTCTCAAGACTCACGAAGGCGTTATATGCTGGCTCAAGGAAGCCAATAGCATCGTCTGAGTAATCGCCAAGGATGAAAACGCGATCGGGGTGGATGTTGACACGGCGACTTGAACCATTCGGCAACCGTTCGGCGTACTGCCACATCTTAGGCTGGCCGTACGTCTTCGAGTTCAGGCCAGTGTCCCACTCGCTCACCGTAAGCGATCCGGCCCACGCCACCGATATTTTCTGAAGACCTCGCCCTTTGGTTACCGGAAGGTTCCAGTCTTTTTCATCGCGGACGTGCAGAAGGATGCCAGCATAACGGCCCACCAGACGACGGCGATCGGCCTCAGAGAATGAGCGCCAGAATCGGTTGGTGAATACCTGTTTGGCCTTTTTCTCCCAGGCGGTTTCGTTTTCGCTCTCGTCGGCATCGTCACCCTCGATGATTTCCGGGTTAGTCTGCCAGCACTTGCCCACCAGCTTCTCAACTGCACCGTGAGCGATACCGCCACGGCGGTACAGGGCATAGAGGTTTTCGTAGGTTACCTGCTCAGGGAATCCATATTCGCACCATGCGGAATGGCGCTTATTATCCAGCCCCATTGTTGGCGCCATAAGCCCCATACGGGCGCGCGCCATCCGCGCATCGTTCAACGCATGGTTGACGGCGAGAGTTAATTTGTCAGTCATGGTTTGTCCGTTTGGTTAGCGAAGGCGTTTCGGAATCATCATCCCGGCCATCTGGCCCTTACGCTTAATGTGACCGTCGAGGCTGTAGCGGATACCGTCCCAGCAGTGCTCATAGCCATCGGCGAGCTTCGGCAACACCTCACCGGTGATGCGGTCAGTTTTGTACGACCACATGCGAGCCTCACGCGCCACGTTCTTGCAACGCGGGTGGATAATGATTTCGTCGAAACCGCGAAGATGGGCGATACCGTCCTCAACGCTTCCCTGCCATTTTTCGGCGGCTGAGATGTTGAAGCCCTGCCGCTTGAGATAGCTTATCGTCTCAGGTCGTGCCGCGTCAGCCTTAATTGGCCAGTCACGCGATCCGGGGATTGTGTCGTATAGCTCTGGCATATGGTCGAGCTCTGTCTGCTGACCGTATGCCTCGTATTCGATGTACAGCCGGTTGTGCAGGATGAACGAGCGCACCAGCGTGTTAGGGTCTTTGGCGAAACCGAAGTCAGCACCGAAGAACAGGCGATCGGCCTCTTTCCATAGCTGGTCCGAGAACTCAGCGATCCGGTATTTTCCGGCCAACACCTGCTTATCAGAGTTTTCGAGGTAAGCACCTTCCCAAACCCACGCGTATGTTGCCGGGTCGAGGCGGCGCTGATCGTTCTGCCGCTCACCTTCCAGCACGTCAGGGAACCACGGGTTATCCGTGTAGTTCATCTCAACGGTGATACAGTCGTCGCCAGCCTCTTTACGGAAACGCTTATCCGTGGCGCTGCCGTCGCGCTCCGGGTTCCATGTCACCCAAATCTCTGAACCTTCCTCACGAACGGTCGGGCTCAGCTTCTGCCAGGCTATTTCGCTGACTGATTCAGCCTCATCAACCCAACAGAGCAAGATGCGCGCTTTCGACTTGATGCTGTCGAGGTTATGCCGCAGACCGCAGAACACGTAGTTAACGCTCTTGTCGATGGTGCGGATGTACTTCTCGCCGATATCAAAGTTGGAAGCCAGCCAGGGAACAGACAGGATAGCCTGTTTCACCTCCTGCATACTCGACTCTTCAAGCGAGTTCATGAACTCACGCGCGCAGAGCACCACGCCGCTTTCACCGTTCATCATCGACTGATACGCCTTTACGGCAGTCATCAGTGCGAATGTGCGCGTCTTGGCGCTGCCACGTCCACCATGCGAGCACCGGTAGCGCTTATTCACGGCGGTGAACAGCGGCGCAAGCTTGGCGGGGATCGGCAGTTGAACGGCTTTACTCATGCTTTCGGCTCAACGGGTAACAACTGGATGATGGTCGGCTGCGGAGTCATGCTGCCATCAGGGCTTGAATGCTCGATTTTCTGGCGATTGGTGTAGGCATCGCCCATTTCTTTGGCGGCCTGCTCGATAAGTTGAGAGGTCATGCCGTAGTTCTTCATCTTTTCAGCATTGGTCGCCATTCGGTCGAGAACGCGCAAACGGTACGCTTTATTTGCGATCGGAATATCGGAGATTTCATTCTGGAAGCGTTCGCGGGTGGCATTGAACATGTCCACCCACTTCTGCGCTAGCCCCCTGCCGTTTGCTTTCGTCGGGTCGTGTGATTCGACCTGCTGACGAGTGATGCTCAGGCCAAATTCTTTTTTGACCAGCTCAACCACCTGGGATGGGGTATCGAAGCAGGCAAGGGACTGAACGATGAAGGCTTTGACCTCACCTTTCAGTGTCGCCATGGATTACCTGCCTGTCATAATCAGTCATATTGTTAGGCCAGCTTTAACATGCATGTGCCGCATGACCTGGCTATATCGATGTGAGCCACTTCTGCTGGCGCATTGGCCGCATCAACGAGCTCCTGCACTTCTTTGCTGGCTCCGTATCTACGTACGACACCAGTGAATTCTTCGACGTCGTGGCCGCGCAGTGTGAGCACTGGCTGCCCGGTCTCTTTGTTGAACTTAGGCGCGCCGAAATCATCCGTGGCCTGGGCAATGTGGTAAAGCTCATGCTCTACCAGGGCGCAGAATTCAAGGTCGCTGCATTGTGAGCAGTAGTCGGCTGCCAGCGTGATGATGAACTT